CCGTTAATTACATAATTTGACCTTTCTTGAGACACCGTAATCCTTGATATAATAGGGTTTCGGTGTTTTTGTTTTACATAGACTTTTATAAAACATGTCATTCACATGTCAAAATGACGTAAAAAAATAATAATACCGTGTCAAAATTAAGGTTTCGTTGACATGAAATCTTTGTATCACATGTGGCGCAAGGCTTCTAGCGTCTTTGTTTCTTCTTGTTTTTGACTTTCTTCTAACAAATGACTATATGTCGATAGGGTAGTTGTTATATCTGCATGCCCTAATCTTTTTGAAATATAATATATTGATATGCCTTCGTGAATTAACATTGAACAGTGTGTATGACGTATGGAATGCAATGTATAATTACCTATTCTATTATTTAAGCAGAAACGTTGTAGCACTTTAGAAACTGCATTATGTGTAATTAATGATGCGCCAGTTCTGAATATATCTCCATCTAAATTAATAGGGAAGTGGTTTAATACTTGTCTAACATGTTTTATATCTTCTCGTGATATTTTAATCACACGATCTGATGTAACATTTTTAGTACCTCTAATATGAACAGTTTCGTTTTCTATATCGAAATCTTTGTATCTCATTTTCTGAATTTCGCTAAATCTAGCACCAGTTACAATAGCTAAATATATAAAAAGGTAGGATAGCTGGTTTTGACTTTGTGCATATTCTTTTAACTTATAAAAGTATGCTAGTTGCATAAACTTATCTTCCTCTGGTTGCTCTTTAACTGCACCTTTAATATTAACTTTGTAAGTGGGGTCTTTATAAATAATGCCCTCATGTAATGCATCTTGAATAGCGGAGCGTAAACAATAATTTAGTTTCCTTACTGATTCAGTAGTTCTTGTACTAGCGTATGAATTAATTAATTCTTGGTACTTTGTCTTAGTTAAATCTTTTAATGATAAATTGCCAAAGTGTTCTTCAAAAACATTTTTAGCATTATAGTATGTCTGTACTGATTTTTGTGTTAAATAAGGTTCCTTGTGAACTTCTATCCACGAATTAAAGTATTTCACAAACGGTGTTTTGTCATCTTGGGCAAATCCTTTATTAGCTTTTTCAAAAGCTTCATTCATTGCTATAGTTGCATCTATTTTCTTCGTAAACCCCGATTTCCTATAACGTTTACCGTTTAACACGAAATCGTAGCGCCATTTATTGCCTTGCTTTTTGACTGTCATTGTCATTCCTCCTAAAAAAATAAAAATATATACCTATAGATAAAAACTATAGAATAGTGTAATAAATATAGGTATATGTTATAATTAAATAAAAAGTGGGTGAGATAGTGCTAATAAATGAAATTTCTTTTATACCCTTTTTAATTACATCTGGCGTCTTAGGATTTTTATCTTTTACGTTATTTGCCAAAATGGGAAAGATATATTCATCTGATAATGTTGAAAAAACATTAAGTATTACTTTTTTATCTTTTATTAATTTCATTATTTTTTGGATACTGATTTTAATTTTTAATATATATATTGATTCTTTAGAAGTAGTTATTTTATTTGGAATAATTACAACAATCGTTATTTCAATAATATATCCTTTCTTAATAACAAAAAATGTTTTTATAAAGTTAAACGAGTATATTAACAATTCTCGTACGAATCAGGGTAACTCCATGCAACATAGTCAACCTGTACGTGAATTGGTTTTTGATAAAAATAAAACAACAATAATTTATATTTTTAGTTTTGAAAATACCCTTATAAATTGTGGTTATGTAGCAAATATTAATACGAAAAATAGTGACCCACTAGAAGTAAGTATTGTACCTTTCAATCAAGAAAATACTTTGAAAAATTTTGAGGAAGTACAAAACTATATAGAATCAAAAGAAATAAAAAGTAATATTATTGTAAATCTTGAAGCAGGATTTCAGATGATACTTATAGAAAACTAGCTCATTTCTTCGGCTTAGGTGGGGTAGCTTGATTTCTATCTGGCGTTGGTTTACTTAAAGATCTTTGTTCGCCTTTATAAACTCTTTCATTATTATTATTTTGTTTATTATCATCACTCACAATATCACCACCTTTCAACGTCTAACTCAGTTAGGCGTTTTTTTGATAAAAAATATATAGGGCAGTGGTGACTGCCCTTAGGTTTAATTCTGTTGTATGTCTGAATTACTAATATCCCAATCAGCTTTATAGCTTTCAAACCCTGGCATAAAGTCCATTTCTACTTTATAACTATCTGCATCAGGCACATCATAATATTTATAGCCTGAACCCGTATTACCTTTATTGAGTTGAATAGAAAATCCATCGTTTGTATCATCCATACCATAAAACTCATCTTGGGCTTCATTATTAATAGTTAAGTTGAAATCAGTATCATCAACCAGTACTTGCTCGTCACTGTGATTCTTAAATTTATAATTAATTTTAAGTATTTTTCCATTCTCTACATCTGCATACTCGCTATCTGGTTGAACGAATTCTGCATTTGATACAGTAATGTCAACACCGCCGACAGTTAATTTATCTCCTAATTTCAATTCTTCCTTTTCATTTCCTTCATCATTACTTGATGAAGAAGCATGACTTTTTTTACTACCATCACTTTCTTCAACAACATAATTATCGCTGTCTTCATCATCAGAAACTGAAGCTATTCCTCCAATAAAGCATAACAAACCTGCACCAAATAGAATTAATGTACTTATCAATACACCCTTAATTCTCTTCTTAGTTATTGCTTTAACTATTGTAATTATTAACAAAGTAATAAAAGCAATAGAAAAAACAACCCATAATACCATTAATAAAGCTCCCACGAAAACATCCTCCTAAAAATAAGTATATATATTAAACAACCGTAGTTGTATTAATCCCAATTCTCATGTTTAAACACTTGTAAAGGTTCGAATTTAATTACATAACCCTTGTAATATACATCTAAACCGTATTTCATTTTATAATGCTTCAATGTGTTTAATACATACTGCTCTGAAACGTTGAAATATTCTGACATCTCAAATAAGTTATGTACTCCATGGAAGAAAGCATCAATAATCCCTTCAAGAGAAATAGCTAGTTCAGAGCCTAAACGTCTTGCTTTTAATTCGAATTTTCGATTTAACATTTTGGATTGATCTCGAATATCTCCATATGTAACTAAATGATGTCCAATTTCTTCATACAAAGTTTCGAGTTTATTTACAGAATTCATGCGTTTTTCAATAAGGATGACTTCGCCTAAATATAAACCTGCAAGACCTTTCTTCAAATTGGTTTCCTCAATGATGATTTGGTCATCATACTCTGCTAATAAATTTTCATAATTTTTCATGGAAACACTCCTTATTTTTTACGCTTGCTTTTAACGAATTCTGCATAATCCAATATCTCTTGCCATTCTTCTTCTGTTAAATCACCATCTAAATGAGCAGCAATGGTTTCAAAAGAATTTTTCGTTTGTTTCTCCTCTAAACCTAACAAATATTCAGGTGTAACTTTAAGAACATTGGCAAAATCATCCGCTCTGTTTAACGGAAATTCTCTGGATTTATTTAAATATCTTGAAACTGTAGATTTAGCCATATTAGTTCTGCGCGCTAATTCACTAGTTGATAGATTTTGTTTGTCCATTAAATTTGTTATCACAGTAATGATTTCATCGTTGTTTCTCATAGTTAAGTACCGTCCTTTTATTTTGTTTCCGTATTGGAACAATATAAATATAACACGCGTTCCCAATAAGCACAATAGAAAAAGATAAAAAACCCTTTAAATAGAAAAAATCGCAATTTAATTAAAAACTTAAAATAAATATACTTAATTTGTTGACAATCGGGAACATGTTTGCAATAATATGAATTGTTCCCGATAGGAAACGAAAACGAGGTGACACATTTGAAACTGAATTTAGAAAGATTGAAACAAACTAGAATCGACAACGAATTTAGTCAGGAATATATGACTAAGGAGCTAGGTTGGAAATCTAGATCTCAATATTCTAAGAGGGAAAGCGGGGCAGTATCTATTGGTGCTGATGAATTAATAGCTATCGCTAAAATACTAGGATATAGCAAAGAAGAAGTAGGTTATTTTTTTGATTAAAACGTTCCCGAAATGAAACAGTGGAAACGTTTAGTCAACGAACTTCAGCACTCACATAGAGCATTTATGAGCGAGAGTAGGCGACGATATGAGCCACACCATAATACATATAAGGTCATTGCCAAGACTGAATGTTGTATGTGGGTGCTGAAAGAAAAGGAGGAAAACAAATGCAAGAATTACAAGTATTCCAAAACTCTCAGTTTGGAGATTTAGAAATTTTAGCTATTGGAGGCAAGGAATGGTTTCCTGCAGTTAAGGTAGCAGAAGTATTGGGTTATACAAATCCTCACAAAGCCGTAAGAGATCATACGAAAGAACGTGGGGTAACGATTCGTTCAGTCATCGACTCGCTTGGAAGATACCAAGATAAGAAATTCATTGACGAAGGAAATTTATACAGATTAATCACTAGATCAAAATTACCACAAGCAGAACAATTTGAAGAATGGGTTTTCGAAGATGTTTTACCTTCTATTCATAAACATGGCTTATATGTAACAGACAATGTGATTGAACAAACAATACAAAATCCAGATTATATCATCAATATTTTAATGGAGTATAAGCAAGAAAAAGAAAATAATTTACTTTTAAAACAAGAAATTGGAGAACTTAAACCCAAAGCTGACTATGTAGATGAAATATTAAAATCGCCAGGAACTATGACGATAACTCAAATTGCAGCTGATTACGGTCTGTCTGCTCAAAAATTAAATAAATTACTACATGAAGCACGTATACAACGTCGAGTAGGTAAACAATGGGTGTTATATACAGAACATATGAACAAAGGTTATACAAAGTCAGAAACGATAAACATCGTTCGTTCAGATGGAACACCAGATACGCAACCACAAACAAAATGGACACAAAAAGGCAGATTAAAAATACATGATTTACTTACTAACTTCGGTTATGAAGCAGAGGTAGTAGAAATATAGGAGGAATTTAAATGACACAAGAACAAATCGAAAATTAAATAACATTGTAATTACATTGCATTTAGCAAAACAAGATAAGGGTCCAACATTTATTCATAGTGATGTTACTTCGTTAAAAGGGCTTGGCAACATTGAACTTTCATATGAAGTAGATAGAGAAGAACATTTGGAATTAATGATTGAGTGGGCGATTGATCAAATAGAACAAAATTTTGATTTAGAAATTGAACAATAGGAGGAAACGGAATGTTTAAAAGAAAAAAACATAAAAAAGATTGTGAATTTGAATTAGAAACTAACATTGAAGATTTCCACAAGAAAGCAAAAGAAATTGAGTCTCTAACAGATCAATTAGAAAATGCGACTCTTAATTACAAAACTATAAAGAATGAAATAAAAAGTAAAACTAAGTTAATTGATAACAAAATTAAAGAATTCAATTCTTTAAAATTCAAATATAAAATCACAAAAAAATAAGAGTGGTGCTGTAACACCAACTCTTAAAGATAAGTTACTTTTTGATTTTAATTTCTGTTTTACATTTAGGACATTTGTCTTTGCGTTTTTTTGTATCTACTTTGAACTTCTTGCCGCAATTAGGACAATGCATTTCAATATAACGAGTTGCTTTTTCAAAGTCTTTATTGAATTGCTTTTCATCAAAATCGAATGATACACCTGACTTTTTACTCATAATAACACCTCCTTCCCATAGGAGATAAAAGAATTATACCACGTAGTACAATTTAAAGGAGGATTAAGTATGAACTTAAAACAAGCATTAAAAATAACACTCCTAATCGTCATCTTGGCGGAAGAGATTAAGAGTGTTATCGAATATAAAAGAGCTATAGGTAAACCATTTAATTTATACAACAATTAACGAAAGCTTGTCCAAATGTTGTGATATGGATTGTCCCTTTACTAAATTCAATGCTAGACGGTTTACATAAATTATAAATTTGATCAATAGAGAGATTGTTATCTTTGGCTAAAACAGAAAAACCAAAAGTTTTAATTTGTTTAAACAACTTTGAATACCTTTCTTGCTCTTTGTTATAGAACCTATCAATAAAAGTATTTATCATAACTGGTTCATTGAAAGCTTCATAAAGTTTTTCATTAGTAAAACTATTGATTCCTATATTTATATTTATTAAACCAACTCGTTTTAGATTAACTAAGGACATTTCAGTATCTCGATAACTTAGTGGAGAGTCTTTAATAACTACATCGGACAAAGTTATGCTATCACCTTTAGAATTTCTAACTGCTTTATAAGTAACAGCTGGAATAACTTCTTTTTTACTGAGGTGTTCAAATAGTATTGCATCATCTCCAGACATTTGTTTAATGATCTCTACAAAAGAATGATGGATATCTTCATTTTTACGATTATCCATTGATGAAGAAATTAAGTTAGAAAATAAATTTCTTATTACTTTCTCATCTATGTAGAATTTTGATGCTTCAATAGCTGGACCGAGTAAAGAAATATTTGGTTCTTTTAAATTTTCATCAGGAATATCTTTAAGATTGGATTCTATATTTTTTTTGAATTCATTTAAATCAATTTCTCTTTTATGCTGAATTTTGTTTATCCAAGTGTGATAAGAACCAAAGATTAAATCCCAAGTTAAATTTAAAGTTTTTATAGGGCCTTCAGAAGCACCTTCAATAACTTTATCTAAACCTTTGCCAAAAATTGGATCCATATTATTCACCACCCACTATCGCAGTAGCGATAAATCAATTATACCAGAAAGGAGTGGTTAAGATGACACAACTTACAGTAACAATTCCAGAAGAGTACGTGTTAATTACTCGAGAAGAATATAACGAATTACAAGAAAAAGAAAAGCCAGTTTGGTGGTCGATGCAAGATTTGATAAACGAAACAGGATTTAAGCGTAACTGGTTGGTTGAAAACATACTGTATAACCCTAAATACATTAAACAACTAAAACAATTTGTTTATTATCCAGATGGTGGCAAGTGGGCATTTAACAGAGAACCCATGCAATGTTTTTTAAAAGATAACTTTGAAGACATATTTAATTAAGGAGGAATAACGTGAACGGTATTTTATCAGTTTTAACATCAATCATTGTAATGTCAATTTCATTCATATTTACAACTGATTTCATTTATCTAACAGTTATATACTTTGCAACATTCTTCGTAGCGTACTGTTGGTTCTGGCCAGAGTTTTTCAAGGCAATAAAAAAGACCGCTAAGCGCGCCAACGCTTAACAGTCAAAAATGTTATGTAAAAATATGTAACTTCACTATACATCTTAATAATGGAGGTAGTCAAATGTATTACAGAATAAATGATGAAAGCAAGAAAATAATAAATGTACAAGGGTTTCAATTCATTTTACGTGTAAGAAAGGTTACACAATTTGAAGTCAACGTGTCTATAGAGACGATTGAACAAGAATTAGTAGATGAAATAGTAGTATCAGATGAAGAATTAGGTGTAAATGCTGCTAGAGAAATATTAGAACAATCTGTCTTTAACTGGTTAGAAGAAAACACAGATGAAGCAGACAGAGTAATGAGTAAGGTGATGCAGTGGTGAAAGAAATAATCACATACATCATTAAAGCTAAGACTGATTTTGATGATTTATATATTTATAACAAGCCATCTGGTAGTAATCCGAAAGTTATATATACAAATGAAAAGTTAGATGCTAAAGAATTTAACGGTATGGAAGAAGCAAGCATTGATATGACCAAACACAAGGCTATTAAAAGAATTTATCCAGCGTCATATGATATCGATTTAGAGGAGGTACAAGATGACTGAACAAACATTATTTAACCAACTTAACTCAATGGATGTAAATGATCATGTAGAGAAAAAACAAAGTTTATCTTATCTAGCTTGGTCATATGCGCACCAAGAGTTAATGAAGATTGACCCTAACTATGAAATGAAGATACATGAATACCCACATCCTGATGTGGCAAACGAACAATATTTCGTTCCATACCTAGCGAGTCCAGAAGGATATAGCGTAACGGTATCAATCACATTAAAGGGTTTAACTAAGACAGAAACATTACCAGTATTAGATTTTAAAAATAAATCAGTACCATTCAAACAAGCAGATATGTTTCAAATCAATAAAACATATAAACGTGCTTTCGTTAAAGCAGCAGCATTACATGGCATAGGACTTTATCTATATCACGGAGAAGAAGCACCAGAAGCAAACGAATCAGATATTACGGAATTAAAAGATAAAATTAATCAATTTGTATCTATATCACAAGAAAACGGTAGGGACGCGACATTAGATAAAACTATGCGTTGGCTTGGTATTCAAGCAATTAATAAAGTTTCACAAAAAGAAATTGCAAATGCACATGCGAAATTAGACGCAGGATTAAAACAATTAGACAAGGAGCTTGAACAATGATTAACAGAGTCGTATTAGTAGGACGTTTAACGAAAGACCCAGAATTCAGAACAACACCATCTGGTGTAAATATTGCAAAATTCACCCTAGCTGTTAATAGAACATTTACAAATGCACAAGGTGAACGAGAAGCAGACTTTATCAATGTAGTTGTTTTCCGTAAACAAGCAGAAAATGTAAATAACTATTTATTTAAAGGTCATTTAGCTGGTGTTGATGGTCGTATTCAATCACGTAGCTATGAGAATAAAGAGGGGCAACGTGTATTTGTTACAGAAGTTGTCGCAGACAGTGTTCAATTCTTGGAACCTAAAAACAACGGACAGGCAAACAACGTCTCTAAAGGACAACAGACAGGCACAAATAACCAACGTTCAAGCAATGATAATCCATTCGCTAATAACAATGGACCAATTGATATTCAATCGGATGATTTGCCTTTTTAGGACGTGATTAAGTGGCAATAATTAAAAGTTACATCCAACAAGATGACGGCACAATAACTGCTGTCATCGAGGGTGTAGAACTAACTAATAAAGATTTTCTATTACTTGATAACGGTCTAGAAGTTGAATGTGATGTAGATGTGATTGATCCATACAAGATAACAGGTAAACAACGTCGAAAAGTATTCGCGATGATGAGAGATATATTCGACCACTACGGGCAACCGATGGACTATTTAAGATATATGTTCCAAAAACAGTTGGAATTTTTACATGGCTATGAACCGATGTCGTTAAGTAATTGTAGTAGAAGACAAGCGAGTGAATTAATCGAACTCATATTAGATTTTATATTCCAATACGACATACCGATGAGAAAGCAAACAAGCGACCTCATGAGCAATGATAAATACTTTCTGTACAAATCTACTATTAACCGAACTTGTGTTATATGTGGCGCTGTAAATGCTGATTTAGCACATTATCAAACCGTAGGTAGTGGACGAAATAGAAATAAGATAAATCATACAAATAATAAAGTATTAGCCTTATGCAGAAAGCACCATACAGAACAACATCAAATAGGCATGAACACATTTAATCGTAAATACCACTTACAAGATAGTTGGGTGGATGTAGACGGAAAATTGAATAAGATGTTGAGAGGTGAGAAGTAAATGAGCGATAGCATAAAAAGTTCTGTCAGTGGCTATGGATTAGTATTTAAAAGAGTGATGAAGGACACTAATTTGAACATTGAAGCTAAAGCATTATACAGCTACTTATCTGCTTATGCAGGAGCTGACGAGAGTGCTTTTCCTAGTGTAAGCCTTATATGCCATGAATTAGGTATTAGTGATAAAAGATTTAAAAAGTACCGTAAACAATTAGAAGAACAAGGTTACTTATCTATCGAAAGACAAAGAACCAACAATGGCTTTAGTAAAAATATTTATACGATAGAACATAATCCCGTATCGGGTAATTTCGTACCGGTACAAAACGTAACGGGACAAAAGTTACCGGGAAGAAACGTAACGGGACAAAACGTTGGTACTACAATTAACAGTTCTACAATTAACAGTATTACAAATAACAATGAGACAAGTAACAGTAGTAGTACACAGCCATCGCCGTTTGATTTCTATCAAGAAAATGGATTTGGAATGCTTAAACCATATGTAACAGAACAAATCAGTGATTGGATAGATGATTTTAAAGATAACGGTAATGAAATTGTAACCGAAGCAATGAAAGAGTCTGTTAACAATAACGTAACTAATTGGAGTTATGTGAATTCGATATTAAAAGCTTGGTACAACGATGGCGTAAAAACTACAGAAGATATACAAGCGAGAAATAATAAGAGAAACAGTAAACAAGATAGCGATTATGATAACAGTCAATACAACGACATATTTTAGGTGGTGTTTGATTTGAACGGCTTAGAAAAAGCTATTAAACAATCAGGGTTCAGAAATGAATTACTAGAAAGTGAATTCGGTTTATTCTGCGATAAATGTAACAACAAGTACGACTACTACAAATTTGATAATGGGCAAGTTGTAAAAGATGGTTGTGACTGTGAATTGATTGAACATCATAAGCAACAGAAAGAGGCATTTTTTAAACGAATAGAAAGAAACAAGATTGAAAAGATTTATCGCTATTCTATTATCCCTTATGACTTACAAGAGGCAACATTTGAAAAATATGAACCACAAAATGAGAGTCAGAAAAAGTTATTTAATATATGCAAAAGATACGTTGATAACTTCGAATTAAATAACAAGCAATCTTTATTATTGCAGGGAGATTTTGGATTAGGTAAATCTCATTTAGCTATGGCAGCACTACATGAAATTAAATCTAAAGGATATAGCGTCCTTTTTATAGATATACCTCAGTTATTAACGGCATATAAAGATACTTATAACAAAAATAGTGAGATGAACGAGACAGATTTAGACGAGATCATAGAGAAAGTAGACTTGATGGTTTTGGATGATTACGGAACATCTGTTAATACTTTTGGAAATCAGAAGTTATTCAGTGTAATGAATATGCGAAAAGGCAAGCACAATATCATTACAACGAACAACACAGCTAAAGAGTTAACAAAGAACAAAGACTTAGCAAAACAGTTTAGCAGAATGATGATGAATGCAACACCGATAAAAGTAGATGGTGATGATTACAGACTGAAAGGATTGGTTTAAATGTTAAATATTCAATACGTAAAAGACTTTTTAGACGCACCAAACTTAAGTGATATATACGCACAGAAGTTCATAGATGGGGTACATGGAGACGAAACAATATTAGATGAACTTTTATTCGCAGAGAAAGCAAAACGCGCTACAACAGACGCTATTCGTGAGGTGCGCTAAATGGGATTGAGTACAGAATATAGATTGAAACAAAGCAACAGTAATATAACTATCGATGTTATCCCACTAGATAATAATAGAAATCGTGTATTTGGATTGCATAAGTATTTTGGCATAGATGAATACATTATTAGTAACGAGAGATTAGAAGAAATCAAACGCACTTATAGATTAGAGCGTGCAGATCAAACAAGCATATTTGATTATCTATAGGAGTGAATAAATGAAACGTATAGAGCTAATAGTAGATGCACCTATGGCATCACCTAGGCCAAGGTTTAGAAATGTAGGCAAATACGTTCAAACTTATATGCCTGCTAAGTATACAAACCATAAGAGAATGTTAAGACAACAGATGCCTTACATGATGATAGATAAACCAATCCGATTAACAATTGAGTTTCATTTTCCATTGCTTAAGTCATGGAGTAAAAAGAAACATGTAGCGATGGTAGGTCAATACAAGAGAACCAAACCAGATATAGATAATCTAATTAAAACTGTATTAGACGCTGCAAATGGTCGTATATGGCAAGACGATAATCAAATAGTAGAGATAAGAAGTTTTAAGAAGTATGCAGAAACTCCAAAAGTGATTATGGAGTTAGAGTATTGGAGTGATTTAAATGAGTGAAGAAACATTCAAGATTAAGTACACAATAGAATATGAAAGGCAGTATACATTTCCTGCAATTGTAAATGAAGAAAATGAAGATATAGAACTTAGAATGGCGAATCATATGTTCACAAACTTAGATGAGTATACAAGTTCGGAATTATTTAAAGATATAGATGAAGTTAGGATTACAGACAGAGGATATTAGGAGGATAAATAAATGGCGTTAAAACGTACGAAAGATAAACATGGAGAAGTGTGTTTTGTACTTAAGTTTGGGAATAATGAAAACTTAATACAAGTAGAAGATTATCAACTAGCTAAAGACTTAGGTATGGCTCATACAACTATTAGAAAACATATTAAACAAGGGCCTAAAAATTTTAAGAAATATATTGAGAAATACGACCGTGCAAAAGGATTACAACGTTTAGCTGTTAAAGACAGAGAACGAGAAGAACGCAGACTAGCAAGAATAGAAGCTAAACAACGTAAGGAACAGAAACGATTGAAGATGATTGAGGATGCGAAGTGTAGAGACCCATACTGGTTTGACATAACTTGGAATCAAATGTTTAAGGGGTGGAGTTAATGAAGATAAGAGACTTAAATTTAGATGATTACGTTATTGTGTATGACATTAGAGGAGTGTTTACAGTACGCGTATGACGAAATCAAAGGAAGAAAAGGAAAGACAATCAATGGAACGTTCATCAAAGAATCAGACTTGTAAGAAAGACATAGTACAGAGGGTTAAGGAAGTGTTGAGGAGATAAAAAAAGCCCCTAAAAAGGGACTGTTTAATATAAATTATCTTTCAATAAAACTTTAATACCACAGTATAAATTATATATAACGTAATAAACTGCACCGATAAAAGCAATAACGGCTATAACAATTAAAGTTATTCCTAATGCGTTGTTAGAATTAGATTCACTTAAACCAATTAAACCTGCACCTACAAAAATTAGGATATAAGGCAAGATGTGATAAGCTAAAGACTTTTTAGCGTGAGTTGAAACAGGTTTGTTGGCTAATATCCATACAATAATAGGGAATAGGATTGGCGCAAAAAACACACTAAAATATGATAATGCAGCTAGTATTTTTTCTGATTGTGTTGATTGATTGTTCATATAAATGTCTCCTTGTTAGTTATTAATAAGAACAATATCAAATAAATGTATTTTCGTAAATATTAATTAAATAATATAACAAATTTGTTATAAAGACGGTGATACCATTCAACACCTAATACGCACACTAACAGATTCAACTGGTCACCCTTTCGTTCACATAACTAAAGCACGAGAGAATGAAAAATTTACTGTGGTTGAGGCAGAGAATAAGGAAGAGGCGTTGGAGAAAGCTAAAAACATGATGCAATGTCCTAACTGTGGTAGCTGGGACACAGATTATGAGTATATCTATTTGAGTAACGAACCTATTCATTTTGCTTTTAATTGTAATAACTGCAATACAAGATATGGAAAAGATTTAGTCGGAGATGAAAAAGGATATTCTATTAAATTAAAATAAAAGGACAGTGAGTGAATGAAACGTATATTTAAAACATTATTAATCATAGCACTATATGAATTAAGTAAAGCAATCGCATATGAAGTTATTGTGAAGAAACAGGCCAACGATATGGTAGACAAAACACCAATGGATTATGAAATAGACTTATGGAAAAGATTATAGGAGGTATAAATAATGGAAGCAGCACAAGTACTTTCAACTACATTAATAATAGCTACTGGCGTTTTATTGCTATTTATCTTTCTTAAAGATGTATTATCCGGAATCAAGAAAAGAGATAGTATTGGAATGGCAATCGACACAACTAAAGGGATTATGTTCGTTGTACCAAGTAAGAAAACAAGTGATGAACGTGTGAAAGAGATAGTTGATAAATATTCATCTGATTACGATATTAAGATAGTAGATCATAAAGATAGAGTGGGAGGTCTATGATAATGTTCTGGATAATAATTGCAATAGTACTAGCTTTTGTATCATTAGCATTCATTATAACAAGTAGTGTCAAAGGAGATATTATATCTAAATTAAGATATGAGAATGCACACTTGAAGAATTATATACAAGCATACATTAATAAGAAGTAACTGGAGGTATTCAATTGCGCAAGTCAACTATCAATTACTTAGAAGAAGAACTTAAACAATATAATAGTACTCAGAAACGAATGGAAGGTTTAAGAGAAGAGATACAATATCCATGGAAAGAAACGGATAACAATATTGGTGGTGCACAGAGTAATACAATCACTAGCACAACAGAGAGACAGGCTACAAGACTAATGACAGATAAGCGATTAGCACATATGCGTAGAGTATCTGAGGCTATCACAACAGTGTATGAGCATGCACAACCAATAGAGCAAGACATTATGGACTTACTATACTTTGATAAGCCTAGACGATACACAGTAGATGGCATCATATGTAAGCTACCAATTAGTAGAGCTACATTCTTTAGACTTAAGAAGCGAATACTACACAACCTTGCAGATGAATTAGGCATTATATATTGATACTTTTGTGAGACTTTTTGAGGGTGTCAAGGTGTTATTATGATAGTATAAGGAATTAATATCTAAGCCTTGTACTTCAAACAATACTATATTATATCGAGACACATCCATTCCGCGGGTGTGTCTTTCTTTATGCACAAGGAGACATAGTGATGCAAGAGTACAATAACTTTGAATCATATAGAGATAGAAAAAGGTTTTATCTATCAAGGCGATGGAGACGATTTAGGCATGAAGTATTAAGGCGTGACCATTACGAATGTGTTGAGTGTAATAAGTACGGAAGGCTAACAACTGATTTGAAACTACATAATAATCGTAGAGGATTAGAAGTTGACCATATTATAGAGTTGGAGAAACGACCAGACTTAGCTTATGACATGAATAATTTACAAACATTATGCGTTAATTGTCACAACAAAAAACATAATCGATTTCAAAAATTAGAAAAGAAATTCAAAGATGAGAAATGGTAAATACATTTTTATACAATAATTATGCATGAATATTCTTTTGTAATTCTTGATTAGTACCCCCCGCCTTAAATAAATCCCTTTGTAAAAGGATTTGTGGAAACCGGCGCTTGGGGCAACTGTGCAAACTTGCATTTATATAACATACGGTAGGAGGGTTAGAATGGAAGATGATATAAAATTATCGAATGAACAAGAGCAGGCGATAACCAATACTAGAAACTGGTTAATGCAACAAATTGACCAAACTAATGATTTGGAAATAGAGAAAGTAGATAGATATTGTAACTTACTTAACATATTCTACTATTTAGATAATGAAATATATGTAAGGGGTCCAGTTATCGAAGTTGGAAATGGTAATCAGACATTTGTTAAACCTAATCCATGTCTAGCAGAAAAAAATAAAATTAACGGTTCACTATTAGCGATTGAAAAGTCATTTAATTTAGAGAGACGTGCAGAAGAAAAACGTAAGGCTGAAGCTTCTAAAGGGGTTGAATTAACATGAAGACCCCTCAATACGTGACAACATATATTGAAAAATATAAGAGTGGTAAGATTACTTTCAACAAACAAAGAAAAAAGTTAGTGAGCTTCTTAGAAAATGATATCTTACAACGTGATGATTTGTATTTTGATGAACAAAAAATTGAAGATTATATCAAATTCAGTGAAAAATGGTTTTTCCCATTGCAAGATTTTCAGAAATTTATATCTTGCTTTGTATTCTTGTATGAAAAAGAAACGGGAGACCCTTATTTCTCTGAATTTTTTATTACTATGGCACGTGGTGCTGGTAAAAATGGTTATATAAGTACGCTAGGCGCTTTCTTTATGACTCCTTTACATGGTATTCCTAAATATAACATGTCTGTAGTAGCGAATAGTGAGAAGCAAGCCAAAATATCATTCGAAGAAATTTACGACATGATAGAAATGAATGAGTTATATATGGATGGCGACCACCCTAATAACCCTTTCTATTTAAGTAAGGTTATGGTTCAAGGTCTTACTACACGTTCGCAATTTTTATTCGATACATCTAATGAGAAAACTAAAGACAGTGCTCGTGAAGGTTGCATATTCTTTGATGAAATACACGGATATGAAAAAGACACAGTAGTTAACGTGAAACGAAGCGGTTTAGGTAAAGTCCCGCATCCTCGTACTTTTTATATTGGTACAGATGGTTATGTTAGAGAGGGTTTTTTAGATCGTCTAAAAGATAGAGCGGATAATGTGCTTGATAGTGTTAATCCAGAAGATAGATTATTTCCTTTCATTTGTAAAATTGACGAAGAAAAGGAAGTAGATCAACCAGAATTATGGGAAAAAGCAAATCCAATGTTTGAAAAACCATTAAGTGATTATGGTAGACAATTATACAGAGAAGTAAACCAACAATATTTATCATTACAGTATAATCCATCTAACAGACCAGAGTTTATGACAAAACGTATGAACATGCCTGAAGAAGACTTACAACAAGTTGTAACTCCATGGGATGACGTTATGGCCACAAACAGACCAATACCTCCATTAGAAAATAATGAATGTATAGGTGGGCTTGACTATGCTAGTTTAAAAGATTTCGCAGCAGTTGGTTTGTTGTTCAAAGATGGCGATGATTATGTGTGGAAGACACATTCATTTGCTAGAAAAGAATTCTTAGATAAATATAATTTAAAGCCACCAATTAGAGAATGGGAACAAAAAGGTCTTTTAACTATAGTAGATGAACCGACAATCAACCCCCAACATATTATTGATTGGTTTACAGAAGCGCAAAAAACATACGGCTTAAAAAAAGTTATTGCAGATAATTTCCGAATGGATTTATTGAGACCTTTATTTGAAGATGCTGGTATTGAATATGAAGTTATTAAGAATACACGAGCAATACAATCATTATTAGCTCCACGTGTCGAAGATATGTTTGCGCAACATCATATTGTATTTGGTGACAATCCTTTAATGCGTTGGTATACAAATAACGTTTCAGTGAAGATTCGTAAAGATGGTAACAAAGAGTATGAAAAGAAAGAAGCTATACGTCGTAAAACGGACGGTTTCCAAGCTTTAATACATGCTTTATATCGTGCAGATGAACTTAATGAAAGTAGCCTTCAAGACGAATTGAAATTATTAAAAGGATTGAGATTAAGATAGAAAGGAGGGCTTGATAAATGGGGTTATTCGACAAAGTATTTCGAAAGAATAGTGCTATATCTTGGATGTATGATCTTGAGTATTTAAAAGATACAAGTAAGAAATCATATATAAAACAAATGGCTTTGAATACAGTGATTGAATTTGTGGCTAGAACAATTGCTCAATCTGAATTTAGAGTTATGGAAGGTAACAAGATAGTAAAGGATGACTTATATTACTTACTTAATGTAAAGCCTAATCCTAATCAAAATGCTGTTCAATTTTGGCAAAAATTTATTTATAAAGCTTTAATTGATAATGAAGTTTTGATTGTACAATCAGATGATGATTATTTATATGTAGCTGATGATTATGAACATGAAGATGAATTGGGGTTACTCCCTCAAAGATTTAAAGACGTAATGATTAATGATTTTAAATATAATCGTTTCTTTAAAATGGAAGACGTTATCTATATTGAATATGCAAATCAGAAATTAGAACGATTTACTCATGAATTGTTTGAAGATTATGGCGAAATATTTGGACGCATGATAAATTTGCAGTTAAAAAATAACCAAATTAGAGGCATAGTAAATGTAGAATCTTCTTTTATGAAAGATAAAGAATTGAATAAAGAACTACAAGAATATATGGATATGATTTTTGATGTGTTTAACAATAGTTCGACAGCGGTTGTCCCGTTACCTAAAGGTTTAGAATATCAAGAACATTCAAGCAAAGGTTCTAGTAAGTCTGGGGAAAGTACCTTTAAAGAAATGGAAGAACTTAGAAAGTCTATTTTGATTGATATTTCAAGAATTATTGGAGTTCCACCTTCTCTTATTTTAGGAGAAATGGCTGATTTAGAAAAAGCTATACAGTCTTATTATAAATTTTGTATAAACCCACTTGTTCGAAAAATACAAGCTGAGTTAAATGGCAAAATGTTATATAAAGATGAATACTTAGAAAAAGAAATGAGAATCAAGATTGTAGGTATTGATAAACGTGATCCATTAGAACTTGCTGAAGCAATAGATAAACTTAAATCTTCCGGCAATTATACCGGTAATGAGATTAGAGTCATGCTAGGTGATGAACCAGGCGATGACCCTCACCTTGAAGAATATGTGTTAACTAAAAATTACGAATCAGTTAACGATGAACCAACAGAAGGGGGTGACAATGAATGAAGGTAGATAGAAATAAAGGTTTCTTTAATGTCATGAAAACGTCCGAAAAGAAAGCGAGTATTGATATGTACGGTGAAATTGTGGACGAACAGTTTGATGATGTTGAAACAAGCGCTGTATCATTCAAACAAGCTTTAAAAGACTTAGGTGATGTTGAAGAAATTGATTTAAACATCAATAGTCCTGGTGGGTCTGTATTTAGCGGAATAACGATTTATAACATGATTAAGAATCATCCTGCCAAAATCACAGCACATATTCAAGGTCTAGCAGCAAGTATAGCTACATGTATTGCGATGGGTGCAGATAAAGTTGTTATGCCCGCAAACGCAATGATGATGATTCATAATGCTTGGACATTAGCTATGGGGAATTCAAATGATTTGCGAAAACAAGCTGATGACTTAGATAAAATTAATCAAACTGTTTTTCAAAGCTATGTTGATAAAAATCCAGACATAGATCATGCGCTTCTTCAAAAAATGATGGATGAAGAAACATGGTTAACAGCTGATGAATGCAAAAACTTAGGAATCATTGATGAAATAGGCAGTTCAAGTAAGGTTGCTGCTAAAATATCCCCAGAAATGGAGGCGAAATTTAAAAATATGCCAAATCAATTTAAGTATTACAATGTTGAGGACGACCCAGAGCCAAATGAAAATGCAGATAACGACGTAATTAACGATAAACTCGATGACATCTTCAAATTATTAAAAGATGTTGCTGATGAAGTAGTTAAAGATGATGATAAAAAAGGTGATGAAGATGATTCACATAATGAACCACCTACACAATCACAAAATAAAAAATTCAATAAATTTTTATTCTAGGTAGCTATTAACAAATCAAAGTTAATAGCTATTTTTATACCCAAATTTAAGGAGGAAATATAAATATGGCAGTAAAACCAGGAGAAAAACTTAAAAATTATCAAGATCACAAAGCAAAATTTGCGAAATTAGTACAAGACGGTGCTAGTGATGAAGAACAGTCAAAAGCGTTCAGCAATATGTTTGATGCTTTATCTAATGATTTACAAGAAGAAATTGAAGCGAAAGTGAATGACCGTGTGGTAGACAATGGTATCTTAGCAAAACGTTCACAAGACCCATTAACTTCAGAGGAACGTAAATTCTTTAACGAAATTAATTATGATGTCGGATATACAGACGAAAAAATCTTACCAGAGACTGTAATTGAACGTGTATTTGAAGATTTAACGACTGAACATCCATTATTATCAAAAATTAATTTCCAAAATGCAGGAATTAAAACACGTGTTATTAAATCTGAACCAAGTGGTCAAGCTGTGTGGGGTAATATCTTTGGTGAAATCAAAGGTCAATTAGATGCTGCATTCAGTGAAGAAGAATTTTCACAATTTAAACTTACTTGTTTCGTAGTTATTCCAGATGACTTAAAAATCTTTGGTCCAAACTGGATTGAACGTTTTGTACGTACTCAAATTCAAGAAGCTATTACAGTTGCTTTAGAATCTGCAATTATTAATGGTGGTGGAGCATCTAAACAACAACCAGTAGGTTTAACGAAAGATGTTAACGCAGATACTGGTGCAGTTACTGATAAAGAATCAAAAGGTACTTTAACGTTTGCAGATGCAGATACTACAATTTTAGAACTGAAAGATGTATTGAAAGATTTATCTATAAGTGAAAAAGGCAAAGAATTGAAAATTGATGGAAAAGTAACATTTGTGGTTAACCCACGTGATGCTTGGGACATTCAATCTCGTTACACATACTTAACTGCTAATGGTGGATTTGTAACAGTATTACCTTATAACGTTGATATTGTAAGTAACGAATGGGTCAAAGAAGGTACAACAGTAGTATTTGTAAATGATCGTTATGACGCTGTACGTGGTGGCGGTATTACAATTAAGAAATTTGACCAAACGCTTGCTTTAGAAGACTGTGTGTTATTCACTGCAAAAACATTTGCTTACGGTAAACCAGTAGATAATAAAGCATCTGCTGTTTATGATTTAGATATTTCTACTGCTAAACGCCCAGATACACCATCAGGTGAAACAACAGACGGTGCAGCAGAAGCGTAAGAAAGCGGGTGATGTAAATGAATAACATCACTATTGATGAAACAATGCTTATTGAATTTAAAGAGTACGCTAAAATCTCGCATGATACAGAAGATGACTATTTAAAGAACTTATTACTAAAATCATATAGTAATTTAGTTTCAAGATTTGGTGAGTTTGATATTTATAAAGATTTAATCGGTCAAGATTTAGTGTTTGCTCGTACGCGCTATGCATATGAGGATTTACTTGAATACTTTAATGATAATTATCAAGATGATTTATTAAATTTCGGTCTAAATAACAATGTGTTTGGGCGTGTTAATAATGAAGACTAAATTTAAAAAGCCGTTTATTACAACAAAAAAACTTAATACAAAAGTTCATTTTTATGAATATCAAGAAAACGAGGGCCCGGAAGCTGGAGAAAAGCGTAAAAAGCTTTTATACAGTTGCTGGTCTTATGTTCCTCGTTGGAAAATGACTGAGTTACAAGAAGCAATAGCAAACGGAACAGAGCATGATGTGAAAATATTTATTAGAGAAACACATGGACAATATATACCTAAAGAAACTCATTATGTGGAAGTTGAATCACCGTATATTAATCAAGATTTAAATATAAAGTTGGTTCAGCCCGATGTTGAAAATGAACAATTTTTAATGTTAACAGCAGGAGTCGTGACCAATGGCAAAACGTAAAACCTTTAATGGAATTAAGATGGAAGGCCAAAAAGAACTTTTCAAAGAGTTGGATAAAAAGTTTGGTAAAAGACAACGTAGAAAAATATTTGATATCGCTCTAGTTGCAGCGGGCAAAGAATTGTTAAAAGCTGTTAAAGCTAACATTCGTTACTTTAGAGATACAGGTGAAGAATACGGTGAAGCTAAATTATCAGAACCATATTGGGAAGGAACTTATCGGTCTATACGAATATATTGGGAAGGACCTAGCCAACGTTACAGTATTGTTCATTTAAACGAAAAAGGATTCCACGCAAGAAACGGAAAATTTATTCGCCCGAAAGGTTTAGGAGCAATTGATAAAGCAATTAGAGCTTCTAAAAAAACATTTTATAAAGTTTATGAAGAAGAAGTGGAGAAATTATTATGATAGATATCTTAAATACAGTATATAACGTATTAATTAAAGATGAAGCGCTGACTGAAGTTTTAAACATCAAAAATATAAAATTTAATGATTATCCGGATGTGAAAGATATAAGTCAACCATACGTAGTCATAGATGATTTCGACGACCCTAAACCAGAAGTATATTATGACGGCGATAGAGTGGCGCAAAGTTATATTGTTCAAATAGATGTGTTTGTAAAACAGAGTAATGATTATAATGCTCGATTAAGAAGAAACGAAATATCACAAAGAATTAGTGACTTGCTCTGGAACCACTTGAAAATGGGGCAAGTAAGTAATTTAGGCAATGAATATGATAAGCAATTCGCTTTGTATCGTTCAACGAGACGATATGAGGCGATTTTTTATGAGGAGGAAAAATAATTATGGCAATTAAAAAAGCATCTTTACCAAAATCGTATATTAATATTAAAGACTTAGGTTTCGCTTTATTAGAAACAGAAGAAGACGGTGAAACAAAATATACAAATGTAATTCAAACTCGTGGTTTACAAGAAATTTCAGTTGAAACAGGTGGAGAATTACAAAATGCATACGCAGATGGAACAATTATTGAATCAGGTAACACTGATGGTGAAGGTTCAATTTCATTAACAATGCATGCGTTCCCCAAAGAAATTCGTGAATTACTATTTAATGAAGTATATGACGAAAATGGTGTGTTTAAAGAAGTTAAAGGTAAACAAAACAACAGTGTGGCTGTATGGTTCAAACGTGAACGTCGTGATGGCCATTATACATTAGTTGGTTTAACTAAAGTTATGTTTAGTGATCCAGCGATTGAAGGTTCTACAGCTGAAGATGAATGGGAATTCTCTCAAGAAGAAGTTGAAGGAACAGCAATGCACCGTCTTAACGATGAAGTACGCAAAATCATGTTCCAATCTGATATTAAAGGTGCATCAGAAGATAAATTCTTCGATGATTTATTAAAAGGTGCTTATAACGAAGCAGAAGAAGTACCTTCTAATGGTAATGAGGGCTCAGATAATTCAGATGAACCAGCAGAAGCATAAGGAGTGATATTGCATGGTTAAATACAAAGTATTGAAAGATGCAATCGATAAGAAGACAGATAAAGATTATGCGACAGGTGAGATTATAGATGAACCCGTTAGAGTAATTACAGATTTTGAAAAACGTTTGAAAGATAAAGGATACGAATTACCTTTCTTCGAACGTGTTCACAAACCTAAAAAGAAATAGCACACGGACGGTGTAAAAACCGTCCTTTTATTACGTAATAAAAAGGAGAAATCAAACATGGCTAGCAAATTAAAAAGAAATTATATTCAACTTGTAGAAAATCCAAAGGCAGAGGAAATTAAAATGGAAACATATTTAACACCTCACTTCATTCCTTTAGATGTATTATATGAAGCTATTGATATTATGGCTGAATTAGAAGAAGTAGAGCGTGGAGAAAAAGAAATGTCATTAAAAGAACAAATGGAAAAACTTGTTGACGCAGTTATTAAAATTTATGGTGGTCAATTCACTAAAAAAGATATCCGTACTCGTCTACACGCGCCAGATGCACTTACTTCATTACAAAAACAAGTTGAATTTGTTGTTAACGGACAACAAGATGACGAAACAAAAAAGTTTATTCAGAGCATGAGTTAAACAAAATAAAAAAAGAAGATTTATCTTATAACGGTATGTTGAGAAACCTCGATAAAGTTGTAAGAGATATGGTTAAAAACGGCACACCTCCAGACCAAGTTCTGAAAATGCCGTTTCATTATATCTTACAAACGTTGAATGAACGCCATACCAATAAAGTAGATTCAGATTCTAAAGCTGATGCAATACTTTCAGCATTATAACCTTAGTTTATTAAGCTAGGGTTATTTTTTACATCAAATTATGAAAGGGGTGACAATGAGTGGCAGATTTTAAAGGTATGTCAATACTAATGAATATGCGTGATGTAGGTATTGACCGAACTATGAAACAAATTAAGGGACAATTCAAAACTTTAAATTCAGAAATGAAAAGATCTAACGCTGATTTTAAAAATAGTGAGAAATCTTTACAGAATTTCAATCAACGTACAAAAGAATTGAATAAAGCGATTGATGTTACTGAGAATTCTATGAAAGATATTTCGAATCAATTGAAGAAAATGACTCTTGAAGAACAACGTACAAGTGCTGAAGCTGAGAAATTGAGACAAGAGTACAGTAAACAGCATAAGAATTTGAGTATGTACCAAAGACAACTAACGTCTACACAAAATGAAATGAAGACTTTTAACAGTACTAATAAACGTGCTGTATTTTCAATGGAAAAAATCAATCAAACATTGGGTACAATGCGCAAGCAATTAAATATAGCTGACACTTCATTTAAGAATAGTGGTAAGTCGGTTAAGAGTTATGAAAACTATTTAAAACAATTGAATACAGTGATTAGTAAACATCAAAATACTATTAAAGTTTTAGAAGGACGTTATAAAAAAGCTGTTAAAGAGCAAGGCGAAATGAGTCATGAAGCGATTGACCTTAAGCAAAAGATTCAACAAGAGAAACAAGCATTACAACAACTTAATAGTCAATATAAACAAACATCTGCAGAAGCTAAACGTTTTTCTTTTGAACAAAAGTCAGCTACACAATCTATGTCTGAAATAAGACAAAAGATTTCACAAGTAGCGCAATCTCTACAAATTAGCGCATCAAAATTTAAAATGACTGGTCAAACTGCACAAGCTTATAAAGCGCGTATATCAGATTTAAACAATGGCATGAAACAACAAAAACTCATTGTTCAAAACCTATCTAGACAGTACGATTACGCTAAGAAACAGTATGGTGAGACAAGCGTAGAAGCACAAAAACTAAATGCAGAATTAGTTGAAGAGCGTGTTAAGTTAAAAGATTTAAACGGTCAATTAAAACAAACAACACAAGCTCATAATCGTTTAGAGATGGAACAACAACAAGGTATTGCATCAATGACAGAAATTAGACAGAAAATGTCTGGTTTTAATGATACTTTATCACTATCTCGTAGTAACTTATCGCGTGCTGGTGAGAGCTTAAGAGCCTATAAAGGGCATTTAGATACGTTAAATACTAATTTGTCACAGCAACGTACTGTATTACGCGAATTAAATAATCAATATAAAATTGTAGCTCAGACACAAGGTAAAAATAGTGCAGAAGCGCGCGAACTATCAGGTGCAATTACTCAACAAAAGATTAGAATGAATGAACTTGAGTCAGAAATTGACCAAACAGCTCAAAGTTATAAAAAATTATCCACTCAACAAAAGCAAGCACAAGCATTAAGTGCAACTGGTTTTGGTAGAGGTATTCAGAGCGTTAATAAATATAACGATTCTATAAAAAATGTAGGCATGTCAATGAGGTCAGTTGGTACTGGGTCGTTAATCTATATGACCATGCCAGCAGTTGCTGCAATGGGTGGAGCTATAAAAACATCTGTCGATTGGGAACAAGCTTTAGCTGGTGTAGCTAAAACAACTGATATGATCGGTAAAGAATTAGAAGGCATGGGCAATGAAATTACTGCGATGAGTAATAAAATGCCATTTGCTGCAACTGAAATTGCTGGAGTTGCGGAAGCAGCTGGACAATTAGGAGTTAAGAAATCAGAGATTACAGATTTCACTGAAACAATGATGAATATGTCAGTCGCTACTAATTTATCGGCAGATGAAGCGGCAACAGAATTCGCTAGATTTTCTAATGCTGCCGGTATGCCTATTGAGGATGTAGATCGTTTAGGTGCTGCAGTGGTTAATCTAGGTAACACAACAGCGACAACAGAAAAAGAAATTGTCGAAATGGGACAACGTTTAGCTGGTGCAGGTTCACAGGCTGGTTTCAGTGGCGATGAGATTATGAGTGTTTCTGCTGCAATGTCTTCAGTAGGTATTGAAGCAGAAGCTGGTGGTACAGCTATGACTCAAATCTTTAATAAAATGACGAAAGCAACAGCTGAAGGTGGAGAAACGCTTGATAACTTTGCTAAAACTTCTGGTATGTCAGCAAAAGAATTCTCATCCACATGGGAGAATAATCCAACAAAAGCATTATCCGCGTTTGTTAAAGGATTAGGAGATACTAAAGGTGGCGCTAAAGGTGTATTAAGCGCTTTAGATGATGTAGGTATTAAAGGTATCCGTGAAGCTGATACTATTCGTCGTATGTCTAACAATCATAAAGTGTTAGACGATGCTCTGAAAACGGGCGCAGAAGGTTGGAAAGAAAATACTGCTCTTACTGATGAAGCAGCAATTCGTTATGAAACGATGGGCTCTAAGTTAACAGTGTTAAAAAATACATTTGTTAACTTTTTAAGAACTATAGGCGATACAGTTGCTCCGATTGTTATTAAGTTAGCTGATACATTAACAGCATTATTTAAAAGGCTTCAAAACACAAGTAATATTACTAAGATAGCTATTACTGCATTTACGTTATTAGCGGCAGCTATACCACCTATTTTAATCTCAGGTGGATTACTCTTAACGCTGTTAACTAATATGGCTAAATCAATGATGTTTTTAAATGGCTTAACTAGTGGTGGTGGAATATTAGCAGGATTAAAAGCTGCATTTTCTTCTATTTTATCACCAATAACTCAAGTAGTTACAAAGATACCTTTAATAGGTACTGCTTTAAGCGCATTAAGTGGTCCAATAGGATGGATAACATTAGCAATTGTAGGTATAGGAACAGCTTTAGTTGTTGCTTATAAGAAATCAGAAACTTTTAGAAATGTAGTTAATGGTGTTGTCAATGCAGTAGTTAGTGCATTTAAGACTATGTGGTCTGTATTAAAAACTATTTTTGATGGCATTTCACAAATGTTCCAAGGAAACTTTACTCAAGGAGCCAATATTCTAGATAAAATACTACCTCCTAATGTAGTAAATGGAATAAAAACTACAGTTACAACAATCAGAACACTTTTAATGCAAGTTTTCACAGCAATTAGTAGCTTTGTTCAGCAAATAGGAACTAAAATAACAAGCTTTTGGGCAGAAAATGGTCCAATGATAATGCAAGCCTTAACTAACATATGGAATTTTATAAAAACGGTGTTTAACGGCATATGGTCGGTTATAAAACCTATACTAGATGCTATAGGAAAAGCAATTACATTCACTTTTAATAAAATCGTTGTACCTATAATAAAATTTGCTATGAATACAATATGGTCAACAATGAAACTTATATGGCCATTGGTAAAAATACTAATAGTTGATACTTGGAATAATATTAAAGGTATTATTCAAGGTGCACTTGATATTATTTTAGGTATTGTTAAAGCATTTGGCGCATTGTTCACCGGGAATTGGTCAGAATTGTGGAATGCAATTAAACAAATATTCAGTGGTGCAATTACACTGGTATGGAATTTAGTTCAATTATACTTTATCGGTAAAATATTAAAAGTCGTGCGTATGTTTGGCAGTGTTTTAAAATCAGTAATTAGTACATCTTGGAAATTTGTTAAAAACGTATTTACTACTGTACTTAAAGCAATATGGTCATTTGTAAAAACGATTTTCAATGCAATGCTGAAGTTTATAAGAAGTATTTTTAACAGTATAAAAACTGTTACAAGTACGGTGTGGAACTTTATTAAGAAAATAATAACCAATAGTGTAAAAACAGTTCTCAATACAGTACGTTCGATTTTTAACACGATGAAAAAAGTAATTACAACAATTTTTAATGCAGTGAAAAACACCTCCATAAAAGTTTGGACAACTATTAAAAATAAAGTTATTGCTTTAGCTAAATCATTGTGGAATGCAGTTCGCAGTACATTTAATACATTGAAAAAAGGCGTTACTTCTATATTTAATTCAGTTAAGAATTTTGCTATAAAAGTTTGGACGACGATAAAGAACAAAATATCTTCAATTGTCAAAAGTTTATGGAACTCAGTTCGTAATACTTTTAATAGTTTAAGAAAAGGTATCTCAAATATTTTTAATGCAGTTAAAAACTTTTTGATAAAAATTTGGAATACGATCAAATCAAAAGTAACTGGATTTGCTAAAGCCTTGTGGAGTGGTGTTAAAAATACGTTTAACTTACTTAGAAAAGGCGTAACCAATATCTTTAATGGTGTTAAAAATAATTTATTTAATACATGGAATACGATAAAAAATAAAGTAACTGATATAGCAAGTAAATTATGGGGCTCAGTTAAGAAAACTTTCAACAACATGAAAAATGGTCTTAAAGTTATCATTGATAAGATTAAAGGTTTTATCGACGACATGGTCAAAGGCATTAAAAAAGGCCTTAATAAACTTATTGAAGCTGTTAACTGGGTTGGTAAAAAACTTGGTATGCCGAAAATCCCTAAATTTGAGAAGTTTTCTACTGGTACAGAATCAACACATACACAAAATATTGTTACAAACGGTAAGCTTAATCAAGACACTGTGGCTACTGTAGGTGATAAAGGAAAAGGTAATGGTCCTGGAGGATTTAGACATGAAACTATTATACCTCCTAAAGGTAAACCATTTATCACTCCAAACAAAGATACTACTATGCCATTAAGTAAAGGTACTAAAATTCTAAATGGTGCTCAAACGTATTCGAACATGGCTAGTTCACCAAAATTCTCTACAGGAACACTATTTGGTATGGGAGGTTCTTCTAAGAAAAACAAAAATAAAGGTATGTTTGATGGTTTAGGTGAATCTCTTAATAACGGATGGGGTGCAATAAAAGGTGTTGGTGAACAAACTTGGGAAGGTGCTAAGGCTGCAGGTAAGAAAGCTTCTGAAGTAGTAGGCAATGTATCAAAATACTTGTCTAGTCCAGGGAAATTAGTTGATAAAGTATTAAAATCCTTTGGTGTTAACTTTGATTTCGTAAAAGGCGATATCATGGGTGGTATGATGAAAGGTATGTACAAAAAACTAAAAGATTCCGTGAAAAACTTATTTAAAGGATGGCTTGAAGAAGACGCTGGAGGCGGTGGAGGAGATGGTTCTTCATTCACTAAATTTGGTAAGGTTACTCCTTATTCACCAAACAAACCAGTTCCTGGTTATCCTACAGGATTTAATGGCGGAAAACACTTTGGTATCGACTATGCAACTCCAAGTGGTACAACCTTAAAAGCTACAAATGATGGTAAAGTAAGTAAATTACATGATCATGGTGGCGGAACAGTTGCTAAGTTATTAAGTGGTAAATTCACTCAATTCTTTATGCATCTATCTAATGTATTAAAAACAGGAAAAGTAAAACAAGGTGAAGGATTTGCTAAAACTGGTAATAGTGGTGCATGGACTACTGGACCACATTTACATTATCAAGTTGAAAGAGGAAATTCGCCGTTTGTTACTAATAAGAATACTATGGACCCAGAGAAGTATCTTGCTGGTAATGGTGGAGGAAAAAAAGGCGCTAAAGCTTGGAAAACTCAAATCAGACGTGCAGCAAAAGAAATGAATGTAAAAGTAGGTAGTTCTGATGTTGATGGCATTGCTTCTTTAATAATGGCTGAATCTGGTGGAGACGCAGGTGTGACTCAAAAAATAAGTGATATTAACAGTGCAAAAGGAACACCTGCTAAAGGTTTACTTCAATATGTACCTAGCACATTTAAAGCGTATGCGAAAAAAGGTCATACAAATATAAATAGTGGGTACGACCAATTACTAGCATTTTTCAATAATAAAAATTGGAAACGTGACTATAATCCTAATGGAGGTTGGGGCCCTACTGGTGCGCGTAAATTCGCTACTGGTGGCAAAGTATTCAATGGTTTGTATCAACTTGGAGAAGAAGGCTATCCAGAATGGATAATCCCTACAGACCCAAGTAGAGCTGATGATTCAATGAAATTACTAGCTTTAGCTGCACAAGACATTGATTCTAAAAACAAACGCAACAAACGCCCTAATCAAATGCGCACACCATCAACTGGTGGTAGCTATCCACAAAATAGTGGATTAGAGAAAAAAATAGACGTATTAATTAGTTTGATGTCTAAACTCGTAGAAAGTAACGATACAATAGCTAACAAAGATTTTGAACCTATCATTGACCCAAGAGGAATGAATGCAAGTAACCATGAGCAAGAAGCAATAAATAAAGCAACAAGATTATTATACTAGGAAGTGATACAAATTGCCTTTTACGTTACATGATCCAAATATGAAAGAAATTGATTATCCAGTTGGTGTTAAACCACTGGATTTTTTAGTTTCTTCTATTGAAAAAGAAAGAGTTGAAGAAAGTGTTGATGGTTTACCTGGTACTGTAGATTACGGATTCAATTATAAAGGTAGAGAGGTGACATTAACGTTTTGGTTGAGGCATTTTTATGGTGAACATGACAACCGTTTGATGAATGCTGATGTATATAATTTACTTGATAGTGAACCTTATTTTTATATCAGTCATGACAGATTGCCTAGTAGAGTTTTAAAGGTAACTATAGACGAACAGTATATGCCCGAAAGAATTATGCATAGCCCTTTTTCTAAATTAGAAGTGAAAGGGAGTATTTCTGGATTACCATTTTGGGAAACTAAATACACCACTCAAGATATTCAGCAAACAGGATTTGATGCTCTTGTAGAGAAATATGGGTTAGCTGATGGAATAAATATTGATTATCCAAATTATATTTTTAAAGAAAATACATTTGATGTGTGGAATGGTGGTAATCAATTTATTAACCCGAGGAATATGTACCTTAAAATAACTGTCAAAAATTTAAAAACAAGCGGAAATTTTACAATAGAAAATATGACAACGGGAGAACGTTTTATATATAACGAAAAAGTGGAAAATCAAGATTTAATTCGAAATGGTATGAAGTTAAATATAGGCAAGTATAACAAATTAAGAGATAGCAATCGTAAGCCGATTAGTTTATTACCTGGATTAAACCAATTCAAAGTAAAAAATGGGACGTTTGATGAAATTCAGTTTGATTTTAAATTTTATAATAAGTAGGTGAGACAATGATAGTAAAAAGATATAAACCTAAAGTAATTAATAGTCTTTGGGATAGAGATAATTTGAACGCAATTAATTATAATTTTTCTGCTATGTCTGATTTTATAGCTCAAGTAGAAAAAAGAATTTTTGATTATACATGGGAAGAAACAAAAGAAGTTAATACTATTGAAATGCTTGAACCAGTACAAACTATTGAAGATTTACCTGAAAATGCTAAGCCTAAGTCACTTATTACGGTAATCGATGAACAAAAAGTATACGCATATGTTAGAGATGAATGGCAACTATTTAGTGAAATCGATTTAGACCCTTTCAGTCCTTTCAAAACTGAACTACAAAGCATGATTGATACACACGAGAAGAAAGCTGAACAATTGTTATCTGATATGCAGAAGGAACATGAAGATGCTGTAAGTGAGATTAAAAGTCTGACATCTGATTTCAATGCAGATTATCAAGATAAAATGGACGAACTAGCAAGTGACTATAAATTGAAGATGGAAAATCTATCAAATGACTATAATACAAAATCTTCTCAGCTACAATCGGACTATGAGTTTTATTCAGCTCAGTTAGATACAAATAGAACAAGCAGTTTATCTGAAATATCAAGTATTAAGTCAAGTTCATTAGATGAGATAGATAAAGCGAAGCAAGAAGCTTTGGACTCAGTTATAAATGAAAATCAAGATAATTGGCAAAAGTATAAAATTACAGATGATTCAGGAGCGCATCAAACAATATCGTTAAATAATGATACTGAAAAATTACATGCTTTAGAGCCTGGATATCATTATACAACTAGTACACCTATAGATTTACCAGTAACTTCAACAGCAGGTTTTACAACTGTTCAAACAAGAAGTGATTATGACAATTTAAAACACATCATTTTTAGACCTTACAACTCTACTCAAATGTTTTTGAAAAGATATTATAATGAATGGCTTGATTGGGAACCAATGGACGGAACAAAAGTTGAGCTTTTCAGTGGTAGTTTTTCAGATGTTAATAAACAAATAACACTGAACGATGACCCTAGAAGATATAGATATCTAATAATTGATGTGAATCATATAGGTGGCAATGATACTTTATTTGGCAGTTTTGTGGGAAATCATGTTGTACTGAAAGCCTTTAATTTAGGAAATAGTGGCAAGGGGGCAACTTTAATTGAAACAGATTTAATGCTAGACCCTTCTAAACCAACTGTAATCAAAGCTCATCATAGCATTCGTGTTGAAAGTAATACCGCTACTGGCAAGGAGTATATGCCTGAAATACGTATGATTGAGGGGGTTAAGTAATGGAGCAACAAAATGAGAATGAAAATAAAGAATTAAAAATAACAATTAATAAAAATGAAGAAATAACAGGGTATGCAATAGTTGGTGGAATAGAAGACGAAATTAGTATACCGTATTCAAAAGTGCCTGACGGTTTCAGGGATATTTTCAAATCTAATTATTACTTATATACTGATGGGGAAATTAAAGTTAATCCTAATTATAGACCTTCCACGGATAAAGAATAAAGGGGGGATTTTATGGAAATTACAGATTTAAAAGGTAATACGTACCCTTTAGACGCAGTGGTAGAACATGAGGTTGATTTACAATCAAATGAACGTATCGATTTAGATATTCATTACACAGAAAATAACGCTGAATTTTTAAAACAAAATGATGATTTAAAAATGTGGCTCATCACATTTGATAATAAAGATTACAGAATTTTTCAAAGTAATATTAATACACAAGGTAATAGATATATGGTAAGTGTTACTGCGCGATTATATATATTAGATTGGTTAACCTCTCAAAGACTTTATAAAAGAGTTGATGCAAGTTTAACTACTACAGAAGCATTTAATTTAGTTTTTAGCGATTCACCATTTACCTATGTCATTGTTGATGCAGCATCTTCAGAATCATTTGAAGGGCTTGGAGAAGGAGCGACACTTTTAGAAGTATTTCAAAAGTTGATTGATCGTTATGGCTATGAAGTAAATATTGTAGGTAACGCGGTTTATCTTGAATTTCAAATGGGCAATGATACCAATTTTGAATATCGTTACCAATTAAATGCATCGAATATTACTAAAGAAGTAGATGCTTCAGAAATGTACACCTACATTAAAGGCTATGGTAATTATGATGATGAGAGCGACGATGATACACCAATAGAAGAGAGAGCTAAATTAATACCAGAACCCTATATTTCGCCGTTAGCAGAAATTATTGGTATTAGGCATGCGCCACCTATAAAAGATGGACGTATGACTAAAGAAAAAACATTAAAAGAGGCAATGAAAAAAGTTGTAGATGATAGTGTACAAATAACGTTTTCTGCAGATATTCAAGATATGTCTAATCAAGGTTATGATTACCAAAATACATCTATTGGAGATCGTATTTTTTTAGTTGATGAGCGTATTGGTTTAGATAAAGAGATACGTATTTCCAAAATACAGCGTACGTTTAATGCTGAAGGTGTAATGACAAAAATGGCAGTAACTTTCGGTGGTCAAAATATGTCAGATGCTCATAGTTCTTCAACGAATCAGGCGATTACAGATATTCAAGACATTATTAATGGTAGGAAACGTATTCCGTTTCCTGCTTTGGATATTGTGAGTCAATCCATGGTAAGTAAAATTAAAGCAACAACAAGTGAAATAGAATATGATTCTAACGGTCAACACTTTATAGAAAAAAGTAAACCTAACAACATTATGACGCTAAATAGTAGTGGTTTATTATTATCCACTGATGGTGGTCGTACAGCTAAAACAGCAATTACTGCAGAAGGCATTGTTGCAAATGCAATTACCACAGGTACCCTTAATGCGAATAATATACGTATTTTTGGTGGTGGTGATGATAAAAATGTAACAATACAAAAAGATGAGTTACGTTTGAGTGGTACATTTTCACGTACATGGCAAGGTAATACGACTGTTGACAATATATTTACTAGTATGAAAAATGGTTACTTAAGATTCAGAAATAACGAAACAGACAGCTCTATATACTTATCACATTTTGGTTTTTCTACATTTAGAGACCAATTTGGCGATTATGTCGGTTCAGAAGGTAGAGCATCAGGTACGATTATGTTTTGGGACAAATCCTTTAGCCCTTCGGGTGCGAATGGTATAACTATAAATTCCTACGGAGGAGTTGCAGCTTTAACCTCCAGTAAAAATCGTACAATGATTGGCTCAAGATTATCTGTTAACTTACAAAGCGCTGAAAGTGCAATAATGTTTCAACCGAAAATGGAACAAGCACCCGATACAGGTTTTGTAATGAACACATCTAATAGTGGTGGTAATATCCCTAATGGTTATCTCATGTATGGTGGCATACGTGGGGAACAAGTAAATTACTCGGCAGGTTTGAGGTTTGAAAGACAACGTCCACATGTATCAGTAGTAAATCCTAATTTTGCCACTGGTGGAGAAACAGTTATTGAAGCTGGTCAAGGAGAATTTAATACAGTAGCAAGACGGCAAGGAAATCAATATTTAAATGTCGTACACGCTCAATTATTTAAAGTCGGCAGTGATGGAAAAGACAGAGTAGCTTCGCAAACTATATATAATCGAACGTACTCAGCAAGCGCAAATGTTCACGTTACTTCATATGGAACGTTAGGTCGTGCGACATCAGCTAGTAAATATAAGTTGAGTATAGAAAAACAATTTAAAAATGAAGAAGAACAAATCAAACATTCGAACAGTATTTTAAATTTAGATGTGAAATCATGGTTTGATAAAGAAGAATCTGAAATTACAGCAAAAGAATGCGAAAACAATGAATGCTTTAGTGCAGATGCTTTTCAATTAAAAAGACATGTCGGTTTAGTGGCTGAAGATATTGAAAAAATAGGACTTGAAGAACATGTAGTTTATGACGAAGACGGAGAAATAGAAGGCATTGAATATGATCGTTTGTGGGTGCATTTAATACCTATAATTAAAAAACAACAGAAGCAAATAGAGAAATTGGAGGAGATTATGAATGAATGAAGATAATCAAAAAGAAATTCAAATAGCAGTGCAACAAGGCCGTATCAATGAATTAGAAGCAGATAACATTCAATTAAGAGTTGCGATGGAACAAATGCATCGTGAATTACAGCAATACAAAGAGGAAAACTCAGAATTACAGGAAAAGTTACAGGCTAAATAGCTTGTGGCTTTTTATTATGGAAAGCAGGTGGAACATTGGGGGAAATTAAGTTGAAAATTACAGAAACAGACGCTTTCCACACATTTATATATGCAGGCGATATATACTTACTATATTTTTTGATAGTACTCATGGTTATAGATATTTGTACAGGTATAGGCAAAGCATTTAAGAACGAAAATTTGTGGAGTAGAAAATCGTTATTTGGTTTTTCTAGAAAAATCTATATCTTCTTTATTGTTATTTTAGCTAATATTATAGATCAAGTTTTAGGGTTGAATGGCGGTTTACTTGTGTTGACGCTTTTCTTTTATATCGCAAATGAAGGTCTAAGCATCGTAGAGAACTGTGCAGAGTTAGGCGTACCGATACCAAAAGAAATTACTGAAAAATTGAACGTTATTAAATCAACTAAAGAAGACGTTAAAAACAACATTAAAGAAGATTTTAAAAATGAATCAAAAGATAAAGATAAGGACTAGCCATCATACAAGTGACGGCTTTTTATTTTAAAGGAAGAATTCAAAATGGAACAAATTATCGCATTTGCTGGGATTATCTCAGTTATCACAATCGCATTAACAGAAGTTATTAAAAGAACCAAGGCAGTACCTAAGAACTTTATACCGATTGTTTCAATGGTAATTGGAATAGTTACTGGTGGCATTACGATATTCATTCCTGAAATTGTAAGTGAGTTATCGGTAGCTGGTCGTTTACTAGCAGGGTTAATAAGTGGACTCATGGCAACAGGTATTTGGGAAACATTCAAGAATAAGAATAATAAACAATCAAATCAATAATCAAATGTGGTCATGACAGAGCAGTCATGGCCATAAATTATATTAGGAGGAATTTAGTATGGCAGAGACATGGAAAGGCGTACCAGTTAGATATCAATTACTAACAATTGGTACAAGAAGACCAGGCAAGAAATTAAGAAAAGGAAAACCAGAATTTTTAGTTGCCCATGATACAGGTAACCCAAATTCAACAGCACAGAATAACGTAGATTATTATGAAAATACGCATAACATTCAACAAGGTATTGCGTCAGCACATATCTTTGTGGATGACAAAGAAGCAATTATTTGTATTCCAGTTACAGAAGTTGCTTATCACGTATTACCTAGCACTACAATAGATAACGCTTGGTACGGTGTAGATGCAAATGATGGTGCAGCGGGCGTTGAGATTTGTTATTTCACAAATAAAACACGTTCACAAAAATCATTAGATAATGGTGCTCGTGTATTAGCTTATTTGGCTGAATATTGGGGCATTGATTACAAAACAAAAATGCCAGGGCATCAAGATATTCAATTTGATAAATCAGACCCAGGTAATGCATTACAAGCTTCAGGATATGGACGTGCAACGTCAAACCTAGATAGCATCGTAGCTAAATATTATAAAAAAGATGAAAAACCAACAGAGAAAACGAAGTGGGATTGGGCAGGTACTTATTACCCACAACCTACAAACGATAAAGGAATTAAAGTAAGAAAATCACCAAGTACCAGTGGTACTTTAGTAGATAAAAATTCATGGTTATATAGTAAAGACGATTGGGTTAATTTTGACCAAATTATCAAAGCCGATGGCTATTGGTGGATTCGTTTTAAATATGTACAACCTGGTTCAAGTAAAGATTATTTCTATTGTGCAGTATGTCGCATTACTGATCCACAAGAGAAAATTAAGAATGAAAAGTATTGGGGAACAATTACTTGGAAATAAAAGATTAAGTCGGCACATTGTGTCGGCTTTTTATTATTAAATGGAGGTAATATTATGGTAAATGCAGTAATGACAAAAAATGAATTTTTAGTTTGGTTGAATAATTCAATTGGTAAACAATATGATTTTGATGGTTGGTATGGTTTTCAATGTTATGATTACGCTAATGCAGGGTGGGCTCAATTATTCCCCGGTACATCTTTACAAGGCGATTACGCTAAAGATATTCATACAGATAATCAAGCGTTACTAAAGGATAGAGCGAAAGTTTATAAAAATACATTAGATTTCTTAGCTTTACCTGGTGATATGGTTATTTTTCCTTACACGTATGGAGATGGTGCTGGTCATGTAGGATTTGTAGTATCAGCAGATTTAAATCAACTAACGATTGTCGAACAAAACTGGTTAGGTGGCGGTTGGACAGAAGGGCCAGAACAAGGGGGTACAGGTTGGGAAAAAGTCGCACACCGTGTACATCCATATGACCCTAATATGTACTTTGTGCGCCCTAACTTTAAAGCAGCAGAAAAAATTACATGGAATTGGTCAGGACGTTTTACAGCTAACACAACGATTAAAGTAAGACGCAGTGCTGGATTAAAAGGTGAAGTTGTGGATAGTGGTTCATGGATTTATGCGAATGAATGGGTCGACTTTGGAAGCATAACTAAAAAGGATGGTTATTGGTGGATTAAATTTAAATATCCAACAAATCCAAGCGCTGGGTATTTCTACTTAGCTGTATGTAAGATTACTGATAAAGATGAAAAAATAAAGAACGAAAAATATTTGGGTAGTATTAATTGGAGTTAGGTATATTAATAATTAAAAAAAGTATTGCAATTTTATATTTTACAATATAAAATTAAATTCATGGAGTTCCTCCAGAACTTCATTCCTTTTGAACCACTCTGAGGAGTGGTTATTAAATAATGATTAATTATCAAAAATTAGGGAAGTAGTTTAAATAGGTATACTCCAATTTACCTATTTCCGTTAAATTATATGCACACCCCGTAAAGGGGTGTTTTTTATTTATAATATTATATAAAGAGAGTTTAGTTCTTTACAAAGCTAGATTATACTTTAAAAATACAACAATCCTCTTTAATATGTAAATATTATATAGGTTGCAAATTATAGAATATTCTGATAACATGTATTTTATCCACTACAATTATTAGCAATTTTAAATATCATATCTCTCTGACAGGCACTTATGTGTCTGTCTTTTTATTTATGTGGTACAATCTATTTGTAAGTTGCCCCCTAGCAGCTTATACCTTGAATATATTTTTTCACAGCCATCCTTTTGGATGGTTTTTTTATTTATTACTTATAGGTTACAGAATGTTCTGATAATATAAAAACATCCTTTGCTAATAGTTTGCAGTTCAATAGCATTCATATACTTAAGTGTAATTTCGACGGTACTTTTTTTGTTTATTAATTATAATAACAGGGTACATAAAAATACGATTGTTTTTAGACATATTGTCGCTTCTTAATGATATGTTTAGCAGCTACTATATGTGGCTGCTTTTTTATATCATTTAAATTGTTTTCTATCTTGTTTTTAGGGAAATAAAATAGTACGATTGTTTTAACGAATTTTGAATAGGAGTGATTATATGGGATTTATATTAATGATTATAGTAGGTGGCCTAATAGGATGGCTAGCTGGAGCAATTTTAGGTAAAGACATTCCTGGCGGGATCATCGGTAACATTATTGCTGGTTTAATTGGTTCTGCAATTGGAAGTAAACTATTAGGCACATGGGGACCAGTTTTAGGCGGTGTACCAATTCTGCCTGCGTTGATCGGGGCAATTGTTTTAATCTTAATTGTTTCAATTGTTATGAAAGCTATTCGAAAATAAAACGTTTGTGGGGCAGGCACTTTATGTGTCTTTCTTTCTATTTATATGATATATTTTTTTTAGTTTCTGATTATAGAAACTTCCTTTAAGAAGGCAGTCGTTAATTCGGCTGTCTTTTTTGTGTAAATATGTTGACTTAAAGAAAATGTTAGCTCATAATTTGAAATAGTAAATATATAAGGTGATGTACATGAGTGTCCAAGAGAAAGCTGAGGAAAACAAACGAGCAGCTGATATACTTTATGAAGAAAATTTAACCAATGCTTCTATATCTAGGTATTATTATTCAGCTTATCAATACTTATTGGATTTAAATAATAAAAAATTAGGGTATAAAGTTAATAAAAGTAGTAGCTCATCACATGAAGACTTATTTGAACATACAAATAAGTATTTATCAAATTGCCAAAGTAACAATTTTAGATCTTATTCAAAAGCACGAGCCATTATATCTTTAATAAGAAACATAAAAAAACAAAGAGTTGTCGCTGATTATGAAGAAAGCGACAGTGATATTCACTATACTCAGAAGAAATATAGGCAATTTAAAGAGGCTTTGGGAGAATTTAATAATATACTTAAATAGGAGAGATAACCATGAAAAGTATATATAATATAGTATTGGAACAAATAAAACAAATTGAAGAAGTGAATGAATATGATATAAAGATAACTGAGGAAAATGGTACTGTAAAGTTCGTCCATAAATTAGATGATATAATTTTTGAAAATGACGAGGTTGCTAATCAAATAGGAGAAATTTTGCAAAATAACCTTGTTAAAAATAGATGTACTGATTATGTTTTTTATGAAGATACTGATGAGTTAAATAAAATCATAAAAGACGAAAAAGCATCTAAAGCTATAACAGATTTAATTAGTATGTCTACTAAAAATGATAAATATATTTCGAATAAAAACTATAGTAATTTATTTGAACATTTAACTACTGAATCAATGATTTATGAAATGGGTGCGTAAATATGCAAAGTGTAATGAGATTTGAAAGTTTTAGAATTTTAGAAATCGAATATAAATTTGTAGAAGAAATGAAAGAAGATAACTTAACATTTGAGGTTAAAACTTCTAATATTGAAATTGATAATATTAATAAAAGTCATGATTTGTTTATAAAGTTAGAAATGAAAGATAAAAATAAAGATAAACCATATAATAGAAAAATAATTGTAGCAGTACAAGGTAAATTTTCTTTTGAAAATACTGAAAATAGTGACATAAAAGTAATGGAAGACCTTTTAAGAGTTAATGGTACGGCTATATTGATGCCTTATATTAGAACGTTAATATCTAATCTAACTGCATTTGATAACTCAACTGATCATGTTTTACTACCTACTATAAATGTCAATAGCTTATTAGAAGATTCAGAAAAGGAAGATTAGTTAACACTCACTCAACTAGTGGGTGTTTTTTGTGGTACAATATATTCACATGTACATATTATAAAATGATAATGATTATTACCTATTAAACCGCCCACTGACATGTGTGGGTGGTTATTATGTTAGTAAAATTAACACAAATTTTGAAAAATCAATTTTTCATAATACACTAAGATTGGCTAGTAAAAACTAGTACATTTTACCACGTGTGATAATGATATATTTTTAACAGTCTGCTCCCCGCGGGCTGTTTTTATTTATTTAAAAATTCATTAAGTACAGGGTTGTTGTCTTCTTTTTCAATAACTGTCGATACATCGTCAGTTAATTCATCTTTTGTATCTATTATTTCTTCTTCGATTAAACTTTCCACTCTATTAGCAACTTCTTTTTTATTCCAACCTATTTTTTTAATTTCACTTTTGTAATCCATGTACACTCTCCTTGGTTGTCTGAATTTATGTAAGGATTAAGTATAATTTATTATAAGAAAAAAAGAAATCTAAATTAAACTGAATTAAGTGAAATTCAAAGAAATGATATAAAGGAGTTAAGACAGACCTGCCAATTCAATACGAGCTTAATCACCGATTTTATTTTAAAATTTTATATTTACAAACTAGGATGTTACAAATTCTAAGCGCTTTCTTAGATGAAAAAGACTATAGATGATATTATAAAGTTAGTTAAGAAATTATAATATTGGAGGATGATTTATGATGAATGAAACAGCTGTTATTACGGGTTCTGCAGGTGGTTTAGGTAAAGGGATAGCAGAAAGACTGGCAAATGATGGTTTTAATTTAATAATACAAGATCTTAATGAAGAACTCCTTTTAGAAACAGAAAAAGAATTTAAGAACAACGGTTTTAATGTTGCCGCATTCAAAAGTGATGTTTCGGTAAAAAAAGAACAAAAAGAATTAGTACAGTTTGCAGTTACGGAGTTTGGTCAGATAGACGTTTTTGTTAATAACGCTGGAGTAGATGCTGTTTCTCCATTTTTAGAAATAGATGAAGAACAGCTTAGTAAACTTTTCAATGTAAATGTTTATGGTACAGTGTTTGGGACACAGGCTGCAGCAGAGCAATTTAAAAAACAAAATACAGGTGGTAAAATTATAAATGCATGTAGTATTGCTGGGCATGAATCTTATGAAATGTTAGGAACATATTCAGCTACTAAACATGCGGTTCGTTCTTTTACACAGACTGCGGCCAAAGAATTAGCTCAAGATGGTATTACAGTTAATGCATATTGTCCTGGCGTTGCTAAAACTAAGATGTGGGATCGTATCGATGAAGAAATGGTTAAATATAACGATGATATGGAGCCTGGAGATGCATTCGAAGAATTTTCTTCTGCAATAAAATTAGGAAGATACCAAGAACCAAGAGACGTTGCTAATTTAGTATCTTTCTTAGCTTCAGAAGGTTCTGGTTATATTACAGGTCAGTCTATACTTACTGACGGTGGGTTAGTATATAGATAACATGAACTATATTTGACGCATCTTTACGAGTTGTCTTTTTTATGATATAAATATTTTAAGCAATGTATTATTGCTAACCATTCAAATATACCTTACTAAAAGAAGTAGATACGTTGTCCCGTGTCTGCTCTTTTTATTTATCACTTGTAAATTATAGAATATTCTGATAATATATACATTGTGAACTTCTTACCTTTCAAAAAGATCTCTATATTATATCTCGGGCAGGCACTTATGTGTCTGTCTTTTTATTTATGTGGTACAATCTATTTGTAAGTTGCCCCCTAGCAGCTTATACCTTGAATATATTTTTTCACAGCCATCCTTATGGATGGTTTTTTTAAATTTATAATGATATAATTTCATTAGTTTCTCAGACATAGAAACTTCCTTTGATAGTATAGGTAATAGTTTAGACAGCCGTTAAATCGGCTGTTTTTTTATTTTATAATAGATTATGCGTGATTATGTTATAAAAGTATATACTCATGTGTTTGTTTTTTTGATAGTGTACTTTTTAAAATATTATATATAGTAATTCAATCTTTTATGTTATGATTAAATTCCTACTACTGTCTCCTAAAAATTAAAAAAGGAGATTTAATATGATAAATATTATTTCAGCAATTGGATCACTAGGAACTTTTATTATGGCGTTATTTTATTTTGTATCGGTATCAGTTCAACTTTACCAAATGAAAATTAGTTTTATCCCAGCACTTGGTTTTAATCAAATCCTTTTAGAAAAAGAGGATAATAAAAATTTAAATTTAAGAAATACGACTTCAAATTCTGAAGAAAACGAAGATTATTTAAAGTTATATAACCTTGGTGGAGGAGCTGCTAAAAATATAACTGTCGAAGTTATATTAGGTAAAGATAACGTAATTCAAAAGAAATATATAAATATGTTACCTAGCAAAGAAAGCTATATGTTACCTATTAATAAAACTGTATTTGATGAATTGGATGATACTATTCAAAATAATGGTTACGAATCAGATATGAATATTAGGCTAACATATTATCACAATGTGAGTAGAAAGAAACAAGAAGTAGTATTAAAAGGTCATATTGATAGTTTTAATACTTATGAAAATAAAGAGATATATGAACTACAATTTATATAACTTTTTTACCTATAATTTGTTTCCAATAAGAAAATTGGGGTATTTAATTATTAAGCGACGTGGAACGCTTAACAAAATGTTATAAATTAGCCTATCTGATTAGATAGGCTGTTTTTTATTTATTTAAAAACTCATTGAGTATTGGATTATTATTTTCTTTTTCAACAACCACTGATAGATCCTCGGTTACATCTTCTTTTACATCTATTACTTTTTCTTTGATTAAACTTTCGACTCGATTAGCTACTTCTTTTGTATTCCAACCTATTTTTTCAATTTCTTTTTTGTAATCCATATGTATTCTCCTTGATTGTCTGAATTTATCTAACGATTAATTATAATTGATTATAAGAAAAAAAGATATTAAATTGATTTATGTGAATGTTTATTCTATATTATTCATGAGGTGATTAAAATTGGAACTAAATTTAGACTGGAGTAAAGATTTTCAAGAATTTCAGGATATTTTGAATTCTGGAATACATCCCGAATGGCTATATAACGCTAAAGCGAATATGGTTTTAAACCCAGCTTATACTGGTGAGGGGAAGCAATTTTTCTTTACTAAGGACATTATAAAAGCTAGTAAAAATATTCCATTTTTTTGAGATGATAATATGAAAGTAATAAATCCAGATGCACCAGATGAATATAAATAGGGGAATGACATTGATTATTTTTATAACATTATTATATATTTTATGTTTGGAAACTAATATAAGTGGAATGTTACAAAAACACTATCTAATGTTTTTCTTATTCAAATTCACCTGTCCTTCTATTACTTTAGGTTTGTCTTTTGATAAGAGGGGGTCCTTTATCAAGGAGGTGCTAAATTATTATTTATGTGATTATGGGTTTAATTATTGGCTTGCTTTGTTATTTGGTTAGTTATATAAAGCGTAATAATGAGACACTTAGAAAGGCTTTTATAACCTTTGGTACTATTATTACTTTTCCCAGCGTATTTATCGGTCTTTGTTATTTACTGATAATCTTATTTTAATATTTTCATTATATTTATAGGTTTAAAAATGTAATAATGGGCTATACTATAACTATACTCTTGAATCTTATTCTCATTCAAACTTCTACACCCTCTTTATTACTTTAGGTTCCTCAACTTTAATAATAATAGAGGGTGTTTTTGGTGTGTGTGAATAAACAGTTTATACGAAGAAATTTGAAAGATATCGTGGAGATAAAATAAACCCACCTAAATGAATAGATGGGTCGGTTTATCGGTGACATTTGATTACGTAGTGACAAGCAATCCGTCAGTTAAAGAGTCTAACCATGACATGTTTGTTCTACGCCAACACTACGCCTACTAATTGGCTTAAACACTGGTGTTATGAGGATTATAGAATCCCTCACTCTCCGTTAATTACATAATTTGAGCTTTCTTGAGACACCGTAATCCTTGATATAATAGGGTTTCGGTGTTTTTTTGCTTTTATGAACTAATGAATAATATAAGAATACACAAT